ATGCAGGCGGGTTTTCATTTGACGGGCATGGGTCGCGACACCATGCGGTGTTATTCCAACCAAAACAAACACGTGTTCTATTACTATAATACTTCGATACCCGATCATCACAGTATCATGAAACTCGCCTTCAAAGACATTGACACAATTATTGTGTCAGGGCACGATCCCGATTGTATCTTTCTCAATTACACCACAAAACGTCTCATGTTTATAGGCGTGGAAGGCACGTCGTTCGACGCCCACGAGGGTTCGAATGGATTGATCACAAGCTTTCACAAAGGAAAAAACCAGTTTTTCTTTCGATCCTATCTCTTTCTACATCAAAATGGAGAGACAAAAGAATTTCCATTTTGGGATGAGTTTTTGAATTATTATGATGACGTCAATCGGGGGAGATCATTGTAATTGACTTAAGATATATCTTTGAGTTTTAATTCACGAAACACCCCTCTTCTTGACTCTCCTCCAACTCTCTTAGCTCCAGTACGGTCATATATTATTCCAGGGATATCTTTAAGAATTTTAAACAAAACTTTTGATGATACATGATTCAATGTTGGCATTGTTTGAAAATATATATCTATTTCATATCTGCTTGTACGAGCGCCTGGTTGTATTTCAATACAGTTTAAAATTGTCTTCTGGTCAGCTTCAGTAGTTTCAGTCATATTTTTCATAGCTGAATTTTGAATTTGTTTTAATGCTGTTTTTTGTTGCAATTTAGCATGCAATAACTTCTTTTGTTCCTTTTTTTGATCAGTTAGTTTCTGTTTCATTTGTTTGATTTCATTTGTCCTTCTTTTTTCCTCCTCTTCTTCACGCTGTTCTTCTTCACGCATATTGGTCGCATCATTTGTCTCTTGTGGTGTTATGTATCCCAATTGTGAGGACTCGAAAGAAGAACACAATATATCCTTAACAACATCAGGATATTCAATTCGCATAACAATCTTCATAAACATTTTTTTCATTTCATCAATGTTTCCTTCAAAATTTTCACCCCCATTTTTGGTACAATTAAAGTTTTTTTTAAATTCTGATTTAAGCTTTTGTTCCACTAATGTTGAATTTTTCACTGACATCATTGCCAACATTTCTGTTTGTTTGCCATATGACATTACCCGATTCAAATCATTCTTTCTAGAACGTCCAATCTTAACACGATTCAAATCACGGCATTCCGGTTTTCTCAAAAGATATACTTGTTCTGACATAATTACTTTTAATCAACTTGTTCTATTTTGAATCAATTTTTTGGGAGTTTTACAAACGCTACAAAGCGGAACCAACGGATAATTGTCGCATTTTCCGACGGGACAAGTTTTGGGAATGGATACATTATGGCAAGTAAGCCGACCACTTTGACGAATATTTTTCCAAATACGATTGGACTCCATGGATTCCTTTTATAGTTCGTGTCTCTTGATAGGATTGATTCAATTTTTGTGTTTAATATATCAATTCATCCTGACTGACTTGCCCCGACGCGACAAGTTCATCAATAATTTCGGATAACAATGCACTATCAAACACACCATCTCCCGGTGCCCCATGGCGTTCTAAATACACTTGATACCATAATTTAATCTCCAGATTATTGGAATAGGTTGCTTCCGCGGAAAACAAATAAGAGGTTGTTTGTATTTCGTTGATATAATCCAGTAATTTCTCGCGGTTTTGCAAAATCTCACGATAACTTAGCAATTCCGCATTTTCTTGCTCTAGATTCTTTATTTTAATATATTCGGAAACGGCTTGTGTCAACGTATTTACTATACTATTGGAAAAAGTGCGGTAATTGGACACAAGTGTATCATCGTATTCAAAGTCCGCATCTAATGTGGTTTCTTGATTGTAGTAAAAAATGTCATCATTGTTAATATTGGACGCAAAGGTCAATAGATTGGGCATGGAAACCATAAAATTATCAAAGTCCGCCTCGGCATACAATTGCATGGGTGGTTTCAATTGAAATAACAGTTGTTTAAATAAGATTTTTAGGCGGGAATAATCCCGTACCGCATCTATATTGGACTTGTCTACCGATCCCGTTTCTCCATGAATGTTTACAGAAAACGCCGTATTGCCATCCACAAACCCTGACGCCATACTATATACATAGTGTTCATATTTATATAGTACATTAAATGAGATTCAGCAATAATTTATAAGACCTCGGTCCAATGATGTTGTTTCCAAGAGGATTGGTGTCAAAATTTTTGTACACCAATCGCAGCGCGATTTTGTCTCCACTGTGAAATCTCAGGGGAACGACAATCGGCCCTGCATTTGCTTCGCTCACCGTCGCCGCCGCAGAAGCAGTTGTTATGTCGTCAAATAAAGTGATGAGGCGTTCCGACGTTGCTCCCGAGTTTACATTGATGACAAATAGTGCAATGGCGGCCTTGTACACGGTCGCATTTTCCGTGAGGGCGTCAATTTCTGGGATAGATTTATGACCATTGTTGGATGTTTCGCTGATCAAACTATTGATGATCGTGTTGAATGATTGTTGAAACGTTGCGTCGAGGGCCTGAACCCCGGAAACTAATCCTGCCTCATTGGTGAAAATATCCGCGGCACTATATCCCCCCGTGATTTGCTTGGCTAAATTGCGGACATAATCACTATATATTTCTTGATTGGAATAATAGGAATTCACTTGTTGTTCTACAACGGTTCCGTATGAAAAGGCTAAACTGGAAAAAATATCCGTCGCCGCCGTATTTAACCCAAACTTCAAATCATTGATGCTTAAATCATCCAAATCATCGGAATCCGACTGAAAGGAGAAAATGCTGTTGAAGGCCGTTAAGGATACATCCAACACAGCAATCGCAGAGCAATCCGCCAAACCCAAATCTTGCTGAATCGCCGTGTCAAAGGTGGGGTCGAGGGAAAGTGTTCCGGAAGTATCAAACGCCGTGATTTCAAAGACATACCCCGACGTATCGGCAATGTCCAAATAATACACATTATTGATTAGACTTTGTTGTAATAATAATGTGTTATAATTGCTGACCTGTTGCAAGCTGTTTACATCAATGGTGGACATTATTTATTATATATAACCTTGATTATTTTTTCACGATTTGAATGCGTTTTTGGTGGAATACACAACAATTTATTTTCAACCTTCTTTATTTTCACTAGTTTGCAATTGTTTCACAAAACAATTTTTTGGTTTTGTGCCACAGTTTGTTATAAACTCTGTACCATCTGAGTTACCCGTTCCTTTTTCGGAGATACTACCATCTGATGCTACTATAAATCTTTTTTTATCTTTATCATCACCTTCTTCGGCGGCTAATGATTCATTATTGGCGATGGCTTTGGTGGCGATGGCCTTGGTTGCAGCAGCCGCGGCAGCAGCAACGGCAATCGCAACTTGAGCGGCTGCTTCTTTCGTTTTCTCCTTGACAAAAGGATCGATCTCTTCATCATCCCCTTCTTCTTTAGATTCCGTATCGGGATCTTCAGCCTTTTTTTCATAATCAGATTCCGTCTTGGCAGTCACCTTAGAAGATCCTAATCCGTTTATTGAATCGCTAGCAATCTTTTTGACGACGGCCGCCGCGGCAGCAGCGACAGCAATAGCGGCATCCCTGGCCGCCTGTTCGATGGTGGGTTCTGTTGTCGTCTCCTGTTCTTTCACTTGAGCCTTGGAAGCAGCAGCCTCCTTTTGAGACTTAAGTAGTTCTGCTTCAGCTTTTGCCTTGGCGGCAGCAGCCTCTTTTTCTGCCTTGGCGGCAGCAGCCTCTTTTTCTGCCTTGGCGGCAGCAGCCTGTTGAGCCTTTCGTTCTGCTTCAGCTTCATCCTTTGCACGATTTAGTTTTTGTTCAGCATCTTCAATACATTTTTTTTTAACGTCAACGAAATATCTATCAAAACGATTATCATCTTCCATTTTCTGGATTTTATTCCTCATTTCTTCCAAAATTGTTTCTTTATCAAAATCGTTTTCAAACTGTTCTTTTATTTTTGTTTTGATAATCTTTTTTTTTTCTTCAAGAATTGTTGGATCTATTTCCACTTCAATTCTTTTCTTTGGGGAAAAGGGATTACCATTAGTCCCAACATTAATAGCATTCTCGTATGCTTCTATCATACCATCTATATCATTCGAATCAATTTGTTTTTGTATTGCGTTTATTAATTCATTCTTCTTGAAATCACTCGCCGCGGACACTATTTTCCTCTTATACCGCTCTATTCTCCTTTCTCTCTCTTCTCTCTTTTGTTTAGCCTCTTGTCTCTTTTTAGCTCTTCTCAAGTTGAGTATTTTTGCCTGTTGTTCTTTTTGTTCTTGTAAAGATTGTTTATGTTTTGTTAGCTTCTCCGCATCGTCAATTGCTAATATCTTAGTATTCAATTGAGTGATAAGGTCATCTATTCCAATGGATTCTCCATGTAATATAGATTCGTTTTTAGCCTTTTCAAGCGTTTGTTTCAGTGTTTCAAGATCAGGGTTTTCCTTTTCCATCTCTTGATTTATCAATCCCTCCAATTCTTTCTTCTTTTTTTCAATGTCTTGTTCAAAATCTGCGATTTTCTTTTTCGCTCTTTTGAAAACTTGTTCATCTATTTTGATGGATTCTCCATATAACTCAATATTTTGAGCATCTTTAAGCGTTTTTGTCAGTGTCTCCAAACTGTCACCATCATCCATCGCATTTTCTAAAGTTTTCGTAAACTTTTTATATTCATCCTTTTTTCTTGTAATCTCACGTTCAAACTCATTGATTTTGTCTTTCGCTTGTTGGAGAAGACTTTTCTCACTTTCTATTCTATTGCCTTTTAAATTTGTACCAACTTGTATGTTCGTTTCCATAATTGTTTCGCCTTGTTCTGCCTTTGAATGTGCATCTGTCAATCCAGCAAGAGTCGGAGTGTCCGTATTCATCTCTTGTTTAAGTTTACGGATAATTTCATTCTTCTTTTCTGTAAAAATTATTATTTGTTTAAAACTATCTTTTATAAACCTTGATATGCTTTGTATATTTGTAAATTTAGCAAGATTCTCAGCAATATCATTTTTATCAACCCCTTCATTAAGTTTTCCTAGAATATAATTTTGAATGACAATGAGTGAACCTGTATATTGATCTCCCGCAATCGTCCGAAGGTTTTTTATGATATTTTTATATTCTTTGTTTGTAATTTGATCTAAAAAAAAAGGCGTATTATTCGTAAACTTCCAATAAGTTTCTATAAATTCTTTTAATGTTGTATTATCTTCTTCTTCAATATATCTCCATGATGTATCAATACTACTCTCTCCGGTTGCCGCCGCTCCCCCCCTCATCTCCTTCTTCAATCGCCGCGACGTATTCTTCTTATTAACCCCTTTTCGTTCTCTGTTTTTCAACGAATGATGGGCCCTCATAATATATATAATATCATGTATTTAATTTAATCGTTGTTCGTTATTTTTTTATCCCATAATTACATATGATTGAAGAATGGATCTCCAACGATAACACAAAAAAAATACAATATATTCTACTGTTTTTCATCTTCCTTTTGTCCTTATCCAACCATGTTTTTGATCAACTATTTGGATGCTCTTTGAAACAGATCGCTCAGCAAGTGTACGTGCGACATGCCATTGGTGTTCTGTTTTTATACCTCCTTGTGGATCTCAATATAGACAATGAAACTACCATGAACCCCCTCGTTTCTTTCGGTTATTCCCTTTTTATGTATGCTCTGGTATTGATTCTACTACATAGCCATCAACTATACATCTTATTTATTTTAGCCCTGGTGTTTTTCCTAATCTTACTCGACAAATACAAAAAGTATTTGGAACACTCCGTCCAAGACCAAGAAGTAAAACAGGAGCACTTGAATTTGATTTACAAAACAAACAATGTATTCATTATATTGATGATACTCACAATCATCATCGGATCCCTCAGCTCTTTCGACGTTCATTCTTTCCGCAACACATGGGCAAAGGCCCAGTCCATCAAGAACACGTGTCCTTGAAACGATATAAAGACTTCTCTTCATCGTCAATCATAATGTCACTTCGGTGGGCTCCAGTGATAGGAATAAGTGCTTATTATGCGGCCTCGCAATGGAGCTGGCGCGTGTCTTTGTTGACCGTTTTTTACGGAGGGCTTGGAATGGCGGTGTCTTATTTAATGTCCAAACAGCAAGAACGCCTTCTGGAATCAAGCGAAAAAGTAATGAGCAAATACGACGAATTCATACAGAAAGACTTCGAATCCTTGCAAACCATCTTAATAAACGAAGATGCAACGTATCGAAACGTCGAAGAAGAGTTTTTGGGTTCTTTGAAACAAAAAGATCAACATTATCAAAGCGACTTGCCCTTTGACTACAATTCATCTTTGATTATGTTCTATCATGACAAAGAAGACTGCTTTCATTACTATACTAAATGTGGGGACGTGACGTACCCGATTCTCAATAGCATATGTCGTGGATATGTTATCGAAAAGAAATGCGTTCAATTGTTCAAAGACGAACAAGAATTGAAACGCATGAAGCAAGAAGAAACCGAGCCAAATGAGGAGAGTGTTGCTTCAGAAAGTGGCTCGGATAAAGAAGAAGAACAAGAAGAAAACTCTCGTTCTTCCGTGTTTTATTTCAAGAGGTTTGATAAAAAAAAGGAAAAACAAACCAAAACTACTCAGAAAGTTATCCATAAGTTTATTCGAAAAGGGAATCTTCAGGATTATGAAGTGGACTTTAAACCTGCGTCATCTGCGTCACATCCACGTAAAATCATAAACTATGATTCATTCAAAGCATTTGTCAACGAAGGCCAACAGATTTTGTTGTCGGATTCCGAACAAGACGACTCGGTATCGGAATCAGCATCAGCATCGGACACCGACCTTTAGGCTGTGGTCTCTTTGTCTTTCTGCCTGTTTTCCATAAACTCCTTGAATCCAATTGACTTTTCAATATCGAAACTGCTTTCTAGATTTTTGACGGCAATGTCGTAGGCGATTTTCTCGCTGGGGCTCATTTGTTTCAAGTATTCCTGAATCATAATTTCCGGAGTGTCCATAATGTGTGGTTATAGATACATCCATATACATAAGTTTGAATCAATTTTTATTCAAATCATACATATATATACAATGATACCGATTATCCGTCAAATACTGATTTTATTCTTTCTTCTAAATGCTCTTTTTTGGGGATTTGCCTCGCATAAACAACACTGTAGTTTAGCGGCTAAACTGGGGGTAAAACAATGCCCTCCTCATTGGATACACGTGTATGTCATGGGACTTGGATCCTTTCTTCTTTCCTTATATCTTGCTCAAGGGAGGGCGGGG